CTTAGGGCCCCCCCGGTACTTAGTGACCCATGTGACTTTGTCACATGCTCTAGCTGTTAGTCGCACACTTATACAGTGTACATGTGTGCGCATGCTTCTACTAGCTCGAAAGGAGCTACCATGGCTGGCACTGTTACCACCCGTAGGTTCACCGATGAGAATTTCTACTTTACACGTAGAGCTACTCATACCGGTGGAGTACTTAAAGGGGATGTCTTTGACATCTCCAAATCGTACTCATCTGGGTGGCAACCTGCTGTCCAGCAGACCACTTCGTTTCGATCTGGCCAAGCTTTTCTAAAAGCTTTGGCATCAGATCCTCAACAAATTGTTGAGGACGAAGACCTGCGTGATCGCGCATTGCCTGATAGGTCTGATCAATTGTTTCTTCGTGAAACAAATGATCTTAAGGCCTCTTCAGACAATACGTATGATCACGGACACCCTTTCTCTTCCACAAAGGTTGAGAGGGAGTTCACTATTGTGGACTTCCACAGTCTCGATGGTAAGGTTTCTTACCATGGTCCTGTAAGTGTGTTCTTCAGTGAGGGACTGAATAGTTCTTTTGATGGGAACGTCCTTGCGGACGGTACTCCCGCAATTGTCTCTAGTGGCATATGGCCAGGTATTGATTTGGCATATGGCACTAAGGCAATATCTAAGACTATTCCGACCCTTCCTGTTGCAGGTGCGGCGGCCTTCCTGGGAGAACTTCATGAAGGACTCCCCAGACTCATCGGTCACTCCCTACTGTTTAAGGAGAGAGCTCACGCCTTCCATGCGGCAGGCGATGAGTATCTCAACTATCAGTTTGGGTGGAAACCGTTTGAGTCTGATGTGAAGAAGTTTGCAAAGGCTTTCCGTAATGCCGGCTTGATACTTGCTCAGTATCGCCGTGACTCCGGAAAGACTGTGCACCGCCACTGGAAGTTCCGTCCTATCCGGGAATCCAAAGTCTACCCGCAAGGGAGAATGGATCCCGTTGGAGGATTAAATCCTCCAAATGGAGCTTTAAGATTTCCAACGAGTAATACCGTTTACGGTACTTTCTCGTCTCCGGAAATCGATTCCATGATTAAGTTCGGAACATCTGCGTCACTCCACGCCAGTTACGTCTTAGAACAGAAGTACTGGTTTTCAGGAGCGTACTCATACCTTCTATCCGAAGATGATTCATTCTTCGGTAGGATGGAGGAGTATGTCCAAAAGGCTAATCGTCTTTTGGGCATCAAGCTTACGCCTGACGTCCTGTGGGAGTTGACTCCATGGAGCTGGCTGGCTGACTGGGAGGGTAACATTGGTGTCAATATTACCAATGCTACTGCTCTTGGTCAAGACAGTCTCGTCCTGAGGTGGGGTTATCTGATGCGTACTACTAAGCTCAGACACTACACCTCTACCTCTACAATCGTCTCTAATGGCGGTTGGAGTGGTCCCTTGCACACAACTTATCGCATTACGCGTAAGGAACGTGTAAGGAGTACGCCTTTCGGGTTTGGCCTTAACGCTGCGGGTTTTACTGATTCGCAGTGGGCCATCCTCGGTGCTCTAGGTTTGACACGAGCCCCGAAGACTCTCTTTTGAGAGTCAAACGGTTACGCCTAAAGTAGGCGTGATCTAAGTTTCCGCTTAGTACGCGGAGATCACCTCTAGGAGTTGTGCCATGTCATTTGCTGATCCGCAGTCTGTCACTATCAATGCCGTTCCCTATACGCTTCCGCGTACAGGATCTGGAATCAATAGTGGCTCTTTCGCCACTAATGATTCCACTGTCAAGTTGGGTGTCTCTTCCCAGTACGGGAAGCGAGTCCGACGGACTATTCGGCTTGATCACTCGAAGTACGCAACTGATCCGACTAATAGCGCCTTACAGGTGCCAAGGTCGATGAGTGTGTACATCGTAGCGGATGTCCCTCTTCAGGGATATTCCGTGACGGAGCAGAAGCAAATTGTCGATGGGCTTGTTGCCTATCTGACTGCTTCTACGGGTGCGCAGGTCGCCAAGCTTCTTGGCGGCGAGAACTAGTCCTTCAAAATTGGAGGTCTAGTATGTTAATTGTCGGCAACTCGGCGATGATTATTGTCGCTTGTGTTGTGGTCACTGTTGTGGCCTTGACAGTTATCTATCTCACTCTCTCGTATAAACATCTTTTGGTTATACGAGATCTGCTGACTACGGTTCCTAGAATTAAGTCTAGCTTTGCTAGGCATTCCAAGGAATCTGTTGCAGTAGAGGATCCTGCATCGCATGGCTAAGGACTGGTACCCCCGTTAGGAGGAGCAGTGAAAAGCCTGATGCAACTAGCTAGAGAGATTCTCACTGATGTGGGAATCTGGTGTCACGTAAGTACCAGTCGAGATTATAAAACTATCTCGACTCGTTTTGAAAATGAGGGGTTATCGTTTTTAACGATAACTCTACCAAAGTTCTGTGATGATTTCCAGACTTGTCTGGATCAGGAACTTTGTGATCCCTCTTTCTTTTCAGGTTTTACGAAAAGAAAGTCAACTCCCGAGTTTCTCGGTGGGTTGTTGGATCTCATTTTCGAACGCGACAGTGGTCGGTTGCTCGAGGTACCCTCAATTGATGCTATCCGGGCCATTCGTCAGATTTGCCTTGCCTTTGGCAAGATTAATCTGCCTTGCAGTGATGCAAGAGTGGACTCGGCTATTATCAAGTACCTGGAGTGTGAGAAGGATGTCAGGAAATATGAAAGAACTTTCCCTTCTAAAAGGAAAGCTTTCATGCGGATGTCCATGCTTCTTTGGGCTCAGCTATTATCCAATTGTGATAAAGCTGTATACACGAAGAGTGTATACCCTAAGCATGGACCCGGGGCGACGGCTGATAAACTTGTTGGTAACAACAAGTGGAACCAGTTCGAATGGCCCGCGCGCCTGGAACGCGAGTTTCCAATGGCCGAGTATGCTTTCTCGTCCTATTCGGAATATCTTGCGTGTGAACCAGGTATTTCCATCCTCGAACCCGGTGCAGAGAGGCCCGTTAGGGTTATCACTGTACCTAAAACGCTCAAAACGCCTCGAATCATTGCAATTGAACCTACTTGTATGCAATATACACAGCAGGCTATCTTGCAATGTCTCGTCGCCGAGATTGAACGCGATGACAACGCGTTTAATTTCGTGCGGTTCATTAGTCAAGAGCCTAACCAGACTCTGGCTAAGGAAGGATCGTTAGATTCTTCCCTTGCTACACTTGATTTAAGTGAAGCAAGTGATCGCGTTTCGAATCAGCATGTACGGGCCCTACTTAGCAGATACGGCTCTATGTTTCGAGCTGTAGATGCTTGTAGGTCTCGGAAGGCTGATGTGCCTGGACATTCGGTTATCCGACTGTCCAAGTTCGCGTCTATGGGTTCAGCGCTATGTTTTCCTTTTGAAGCTCTGACATTTTGTACTGTCATCTTCTTAGGAATTCAAAACGCGCTCAACCGACCCCTTACCAAGAAAGACATTAAATCTTTCTATGGAAGGGTACGCGTCTACGGTGATGATATTATCATTCCCGTAGAATACGTAGATCCTGTTGTAGCGGAACTTGAATCCTTTGGATTCGTAGTTAACCGTAACAAGAGCTTCTGGAACGGAAAGTTCCGGGAGTCTTGTGGGAAAGAGTTTTACGCCGGTCACGATGTATCCATTACTCGTGTCCGACAGCCTCTTCCCCTACACAGGGGCGATGCACAGGAGATTGCGTCTACAGTATCTCTTCGTAACCATTTTTATTTAGGTGGTTACTGGAGTACTGCTAGATATCTCGATAATCTGTTGAGGAAGTTAATTCCTTTTCCCAATGGTCTCGAGACATCTCCTGGGCTTGTGCGCACGTGCTCACTCGGCTACGCATCCGAGCGTGAGCATCCAACTCTCCATAAACCCCTAGTCAAGGTTATGGTAGTTGTGCCCACCAAGAGGAAAAGTCCTCTTGAAGGTAGTGGCGCACTTGCTAAGTGTCTTATGCCCGGACGGTTTGAGCCGTTCGACAAAGATCACTTGCAATTCGCTGGACGTCCTACTGCCGTCGACATCAAGCGTAGGTGGTCAACACCCTATTAATGTGTAGGGTGTTGCCGGACTTTGTCCGGGGAGAAGTAAGATTGTATCTTACTTTGAGAAGATGCGGTCAT